GGCCAATACGCTTGTCAAAAAAGCGACATCCAGGATTAAGAATAGCACCATACAGTGAGTTAAGGTTAATTTTCTTAACCAACTGTCGCTTGTCCCAAAAGGCTTTGTCTTCAGGAGTTTGTGCGTCTTTCTTTTTAGCCTGTAAATCTTTGCGTTCACTGTACCAACGCTCAAGCAAGCCCGGTACAATGCCTTTTGTATCATATTTAAAGATAGTTCCATTTGCACTCAATATCCAAGGGTTATTACCTTCAAAAATAAGATGATAAATGTCTCTAGCTGACATTAAAGTTTCATCACCAGATTCCCAATCTACCATAATTTCTCGACCCGGTTCCTGATCCATGACTGCTGTATATTCTATGCTACCAAATAAATTTTCCCAAGCATCAGCGAAACTGGAACCAGCATCCATTTTTTCTTTTATGTATTTTTCTGTATAGGTTGGTCTGAGTTGTGCAACAATGGTTTCCGGTGCCATGTTAAGAGCACGGATCGCTGATGGGTACAGACTGTTGATGTCGATTGCTCCGATGTATTCGTGAATCCCTCTTTTGGGATAAGCAACATAGGCACCTGCCGCTTGCGTGTCACCGTCATGATTTTTCCTATTTTGAACTACTAGCCCTTTACTATGGGCTTCGTTAATAATGGCTTGCTCGGTTACTGCTACTGCACTTAATACCTTAGGTAATGTAACTGTGTTGTCGTGTGCGATTTCGTTGGCTAAATCTAAAAATCGTAGTTTACGATCTAGTTTTGCCAATAACACAGTATCTTGTCTGTTATAATCTACAAAGGTCGCGAAATCTCTATTGTAAAGTTGGTCTAATGTTCCTTCATATTGAATTTTACGTTCTTCTAACTCATGCTCTCCAATGGCATCTAAGCTGTAACTATGGCGTTCTTCATATGTGTACTTGCGATACAATTGCATATAGTCCATGTGTATTCGACCTGACAGGTCAAATGTAATATGCTCTGCACCAAACCGCTCAAATGTGCGTTGTTTAGGAAATTGATCCCATAAACAAAACCTACGAGTGTCGTCTTTGCTTAATACGCGAGTGGTACGCATTACCATATATGGAATATCAAATCCTTCAGAATTCCATCCGCTGAGTATATCAGCGTCTTGAATCAAGTCTAAAAATGTTTCTAATAATAGCCCTTCATTTTCAAACAAATAACAATCACTAAATTTTGCTGTGATTTCTTCAGCTGATTCTTTACTTAGACTGCGAGGAGGTATAACTAAAGTAACCAATTTATCTAACCAATCCATGTATAAACTTATAGCAGTAATTGGATTGAAAGGGTCTTCTGGTTTACTAAAACCTCTTACAGGATCAAAATCTACCTCAATATCAAAAAATACTGTATGTAGTTTAGGAGATGATTTACCTGCATAGTTTTCTTCAAGGCATCTGTTAACAGGTTTAATATCACTTTCCCAAGTGCTTTTATTACCATGAATTCTTACTTCACGTTGGAACTCACGTTGATTTCGTGTACTAAAACGACTTACTGGTGTGCCGTAAATGGTACGAAATTTGCCTTTTGGATCATCATAGTAGAAAATATAGTTGGCTGGATATTCCTTGTAACTGCGTTCACCATCTACACGCTCTACCACATAGACCTTATTTTCATCTTTACTGTATAGAGCATCAACATAACTCATAGAGTACGACCCACTGTCTCCAAAATAGTGTTAAGGTCTTCATTGTCGCGATTATTTTCACCTAACTTGCTCTTAGCAGCAATACGAATTGCTTTTTTAAGAATAGCTGGTTTAATTTCCATTTCTTCTGCCACTGCTTTAATTGTATCCGAAAGACCAGCGTTAAGATCTTCAATTTCAGTCATGACCTGAATACCTTCATTAATGATTTGTGTGAGTTTGGCTTTTTGCTCAGCACTAAACATACGACTGCTCATAGAGACTCCTTAGTGTAAAAAATTTATTATATACTGATTTTAGAAGAATAGCAACTACAAAGGTATTATTTTGTGTACATCACCGTTTTGGTATCGCCTAATGCCCATTTTGGATTTGTTTCCACGCTATACTTCACTGTACATACTGCGAAGTCTGGAAATAGCAATTCAGTTGGATTACTTGCTGCATCTAAAAATATACATCTATTATTTGGTTGAGCAGCGTATTGACCATTATGTAATTGTAAAATATTGAAACTTTTATGATCTTCTGGCCATTCTGCATAGGTTGTATCTAAGATGTTACTGTCTGGGCAGGCATTATCAATTGTAAACATATATTCGCCTGAATAAAACTTTTTATCCTTGGCTAAAAATTTAGCAGTTAGATTAGATAAAAAACTTTTACGTATAACTGTTAAATCATGGCTGAAGCAGTCCCATATCTGCAAATGATCCAATGGTAAGAAATTAGTTGGTTCTAAGTCATTATTTCTACTTACAAAAGCATGTAAGGGTAATTTATCGTACAAAGCACCATAACGTGGCAGATAACTTTCAATACGCAGGGCTTGTCCACGAATGCTCTTGGCAGTGATCCATATACACGGTTCGTATTCGCCATGTCCTTTTGCAAAATCATATAAAAATTCTCGCCTAACATAACAGTGTACAGGCGGTATATTTGCTACTAAAAAAGTCATTAATTGTTACTTTTGATTATATGTTTATCTATACAGTCATTGCAACTGCATTCCTTACAATCACAGCCGTCAGTGCGACATTCTATATTACAGTGATGAAAACATCCACAACCACAACGATGAGTTAAACGATAGTAGGCTTCATTGTCATCGATATAGTTTTCCATTTTAAACCTAGGGAATTTTAACTATATTGCTTATTGGAGTACGTAATAATTTATCCTGCTCTGTTCTAAAATACACAGCGTATTCACCAAATGGTCTGTGAATCTCTACACTTTCTACCACACCGCGACGACTCATGTCTTGTGTTCTTACAAAGTCACCTACTTGTATACTTTCCGGAACACAATTTGGTACGGTACGACCATTCTTTTTCTTGGTTCCTACAGGATGATATCCTTTCCAACAAGGATTGGTATTGCGTAAACTCTTTTTTTCTTCTTTAACACTTTTTTCACCTACCATCCGTTTTTTGACTGGTGGGTTATCTTTGCCTTTAAAGTATCCTGTAAACTTAGGACCAGTTTCTTTGGTAGACTCATTCTTAGGTTTTTTACCAGCTTTTTTCATACTGATAGCAATAGCCGCTTGCTGGGCAGGATTGGCTGCTTCTGAAATTATATCTTTGATCCTCATATAATTATTTATGCTGTTAAGAAAATTACAACTGCCATTAAGGAAAATAGGCCTAGACTTATTTGCCACCCAAAAATATAACCCAATGCCAGGAAAAACAATAACCACGTCAAATGGTAGATATGTAGGAACCAGCTCATCTTAAACTAAGAGCTTGATCTTGTTGGTCTTTTATGGCTTTACTTAGTTGGTCTAAGTAGCCTAGATTACGTAATATCTTAAATGCAAGATTTTCAACACTATATTCACCATCTGTATCTAATCCAGCTCTACGCATACGCCTAATTTTATCCAATAATCTTCTAACATCGCCTTCGTCATCTGCACCTGATATGGTTGAACTAATACGTTTAATTAAATCTTCTACTTTGGCATTTACTGCGGCATTATCAATTTCTGGAGGTTCATAACTAGGTTGAGTAATCCAAGTATCATCAAGTAAACTATAGACACCGCCGGCCACTGGGGGCTGTTCTACATCTTCAACGTATAATTCTACTTCGTGCCCGCGTACAATCACGTCGTGATCATCATTCCATATCTTTTTCTTGGCTTGGTAAAATGCTTCGGCTAAATCATCACACTCTAAATCGCTATACCGTGTGACCACATGCACGTCGAAGTCACTAAACTTGGTGTAGTTAAAGTTAGCCATACTACCAGTTAACACTATATCAATAATTTTAAAGTTAGGTATTTCTAAATAGTCAACGAACATTTCTGCAGCACGTAAAAGTTTATAACGTACTTCTTTACGCAGATTAGGTCCTGACCATGCTTCAGCAGCAAGTTCTCGGTTATAAGCTACATTATGTTTAATATAATTAGGCATATAGTTATTTACGGCCTGACTTCATATTGGCGCACCAATGATACATTTTACCTTTTTCACCACCGTACTTTTTTGCTCGTGCTCTAAGATCTGTGACCGACCCGTCGCAACTTGCTCCGGCACGTTTTACACGACCAGGGCGGCTTTGTCCTTTGACTTTACCATCTGCAAAGTTTTCAGTTGTGACAGTGGGATCTGGATTGTCCCAGGTAGGATCTTTTACAACAGTCTTGAGTAAATAAGTCATCTTACCATTGCGATCCATTTGTCTACGCATACCAAGTTTGACCTTTAAACTGGGACTATTAATCCAAATCTTTTGCCCTGGTTCAAATTGTGATAATTCTTGTGTTAGGTTTTTTAAGCGTGACATTAATTGTGCCACTATACGACCATTGAGTTGTCTAGTGCCCATTTGCTCAATAAAATGCGGATCTAAAATTAATGTAAGCTCAGGGAGTTGATATACAGGATTACGATCTTCATCTAAGCCAAAGTTTGTAGGTGGTTGATACTGCCCACCGTGTTGTTGGATATGGTCGGCTAGGTCTGCTAAATCTCTGAAGCCACGATCTTCTAGTTCTTGATCAACATCAACTAATTCTTTACCGCCCCACTTATATAGGGCCAACTCCATATGGCCTACGTCTTGATTCTTTTTTAATCCATTGATAACATAACCCACAATAGCGTCCCAATTGGCATCTTGCTGATCTTGGTCTAGGTCACTCATTACACCTTCAGCCACACCTTGCTGACCTTCTATATTTTGTAAAACTTCTTTAGCATATGACAGAACTTGTTGTAATGTTGGGCATTTATTTTTGCCATACCCTAACTCTAACAAGTACTTCTCACTAATCTCAACTTCTTCTGCGTGACCGTTATTCGGGTATTTTTGCAACATCCAATTAACATCTGTCTCTCCAGAAGCATCAAGACGCCATCTATCATCAAGTTTTACATACGCATGAATTAATACTGTGCTACCAATTTGATCATCATACTCAATCAATGCCATTAGTGGCATTTTAGATAGTCTATGTAATGCAATTGCAAAAATAGGGCAATCGCCATCTTCGAAATTTAACTTGCCTTCCGCCACACCTTCTTTGATGTTTTTCCACTTGTCAGCCAGGAAATTAACAAAGTCATCAACTGTGGACAACCTGTTCTGCTGCATGAACTTGATGATTCTTATGGCATTGTTACGATCAGGATCGGGTCCTGGCTTACGAGCATTGCTTAGATCCACTGCTAGACTCTTAGCTAATCCGTGTTTATCGTAAGTGTACTGTAAGTCATAACGCCGACGATCAGCATCCTTACTTAACTGTGCCTTGGTCTTGGCCTGCATGAGTTCCATCCAGGGTTTTAAGTATCCGCCCTTTCGTCTTGACACATAACCAGTAGCAGGATCTTGGCCTTTAAGCTGACTGACATCTGCCAGCTTTCTAGTATCACGCATACGCCAGGCTTCTTGGTCGTTAAACAAGTTCACAGGTATACCGGCCTTTTTGGCTAAAATAATAACTTGTCTTGTACGAGCACGAGCAGCGTCGTCGGCGTCTGGTGCTATGTAAAGATCTATAGCACGAATAGCAGCAGGTATAGCAGCCTCCTTACTGAATATACGATCTTCGGCTTCGTGTGCTTTATGATGGTCTTTGGCAGGATCGCGATTGTTCCAATAGTCTACGG